TGTTGCTGATTCTAAACAGCGTATCTTGGATTATATAAATGAATCTATCCAAGAGCTGAACATAATGAATAACTGGGAGATATTAAAGGAGGAGGGAACAATCTCCTTGGTTACCAGTACTTCAACGTATACGCTTGCGTCCAATGCGGATGTAACCAGAATTGTTGGGGAACGATTTTATATAGACGATGGAAATAAATTTGTTTACAAGGTTAACAACAATCAAGATTTCCAAGAGTTTGTTATACAAGGTAACACAGGATTACCAATCGTGTGGGTTCCTTGGGGAAAGAATGCATCTCAGGTAGATCAGATAAAAGTAAACCCAGTACCAACGTCAGATGAAAACGGAACGGTAATGACATATTGGTACACAAAGGATTTATCTGATTTGAGTGCTGATTCAGATACGACACCGCATCAGGAAGTAGTAATACGTCACATGGTCAAGGCTAAGTATGCTGAGTATGATCAGGATTTCGCCAAGAGGGATCGTGAGATGGCACTAGCTAATAGTTTGTTAAGGAAGTTACTTGGTAGGGATAGGGGTTCTGTCAGGTTTGTTCCATTAACTCGTAAGAATTATAAGGTGGCACGCTGATATGGCAATGAGGCAAAAAGTATTTGAGAGTAACAATAAGGGACTCTTCGATATTGCGGTAGGTGAGGGTAATATATCTGCCGATTATGCGACTGAATTACAGAATGCACGTGTTGCATTGAATGGTGAGGTATCCAAACGAAGGGGCAGAACATTATTTAATGCATTGGCGTTAGGTCATGCGGCAGGAAATAGTATAGATACTTATGCATCAAGTAATAAATCAGCACAGATATCAATGTATTCCAACAACAATGAACAAGTTGGGTTTGCAGTAACATTAGGTTCAGATAAGAACATACAAACGGTAGATTTTTTTCTGGATAAGGTTGGCACACCGACAGCAGACAGTGTAATGAAAGCTAAGATATATGCTGTTACTGGTTCTGTTGGAACAAGTGGTTTGCCGACAGGTTCTTTGCTTGCAACCAGTATAGATGTTGATGTCTCTGTATTGACAGGAACATTTGCTTTTGTACAATTTACTTTCGAGGAACCTTACGCTGCGACTGCTGGTAATTACGCTATTTTTCTTGAGTATAATTCTGGTGATGCCAGTAATTACGTGCGTATCGGTACTGATTCTTCCTCTCCTACTCATGGGAGTAATGCTTTCGCTACCGATACTGTTAATACTGGTTGGGCTGCTGATACAACACAGGATATAATATTTAAACTGGATAGTGCAGGGCCGAATATAGATTCATTAATGATTTATGAAGGTGATTATCCTGATGGTTTTGAAGTATTGGCACAAGGGGATACTAGGTTACTAAGGTATGATTCCACAACTGGTGGTTTTTCTACAGTAATCAAAACAGGATTAACCGCAACTTATCCATTGAATTGGACAATGTTCCGCACAAAGTTGTGCATGTCAAACGGTATAGACAATCCGTTCAAGTATGGTTATATGCCTAAGCCTGCGACTCCTACTACAGGAACAGGATTTATTTTAGGTGGGTCAAAAACAGCTAGAACTTATTATGTTACAGTAACCTATGTTACTGCTAATGGCGAGTCTATTGCCAGCGAGGAAGCAACACAAGCTATTGGTATTAATTATGTCGCACAACCTGCTATCCCAACAACTGGCACAGCAACTGATGGATCAAAAGGATCAAGAACCTATTATATATCTACAACATATATTACTGCCAACGGTGAAAGCACTCCAACTGCTTCTGGTGCTACTGGCACAGCAGTTCGTACAGGTGATGCCGTAAGTTCTGTCACTGTTGCAACAGGTGGTGCTGGTTATTCAACTGCTCCTACTGTTACTTTTAGTGGCGGTGGAGGATCTAGTGCAGCAGGAACAGCAGTCCTCACAGGTGGTGTTGTGACTTCTGTTACTATTGGATCTGGCGGTTCTGGATATTCTTCAGACCCTACTGTTGCTTTTAGTGGTGGCGAAAAATCACAAGCTATTAGTACTAACGATGTGTTAACTGTTACATCTCCAGCGGTAAGTGCTGGGGCTACTGGTTGGAATGTTTACCACCATACAGCATCAGGTGCTTTAAAGTTACAGAATGCAAGTCCAATAGATATAGGAACTAATTATACTGAAACAACTGGAAGTTTAAATGATGGTGCGTTACCGCCTACTTCTAACACAGGTTGGTACGGTAATGTTGCAACAGTTACATCACCGTTACCAATAGCTGGTGCTACTGGTTGGAATGTTTATCATCATACAGTGTCAGGCGCTGCAAAGTTACAGAATGTAAGCCCAATCGCAATAGGCACTGACTATACTGAAACAAATGGAAGTTTAAATGATGGTGCTATTGCACCAACGGCTAATACAGCTTGGCATGTAACGGATCTTGCTGATATACCACCGAAGGGTAAATACATAATAGCTCTTAACAGTCGTTTATGGATATCAGGTGTGCCGGGAAGGGATACAAAGTTTACAGGAAGTGCTGTTGATGATGAAGATGATTGGACTACAGCATCAGATTTTGTAGACATTGATTTGGCAGGTGTGTTGGCACGTGGTGATGCTATTACAGGTCTTGGTAGACTTGGGCAGTCAGGCAAGCTGATTATAGGATTAAGAAATCACATAGTTACTTATAGCGTTCCTGCTGTGTTTAATGATATTGCAATAGACAAGATTGTTTACAATACTGGACTCATGGGACACAGGGCAATGGATGAGGTTGGTTTGGATAACTACTTGGTAGAACCTGAAGGGGTAAATTCTGTTAAAGCAGAGTTAATCATTCAGGGTTTACGAACAAAGAAACTCTCAGACAATATAAGGGACAGGCTTAATCCGTTGCTCAAGGCGGTAGCCAACCCAGATCAAGTTAATGTAGTCAATCATAAGAAGCACAATGAATTCTGGATAAACATACCATCCATATCAAGACGTTATGTTTATGATTATTCTATTAAAGCATGGATGGAAGATCGTAATATTACTACATATCAATCTGTTCGTACACCAGATGGAGATATATTAAGTGGTGGAACTAACGGAAGAGTATACAAGGAATACCAGAGTGCTTCCAACGTTGATGTTTATGCTGATGGTGGAGATAACATAGATGTAAGTTGGAGATGGGATACTCCTTGGTTATGGCTTAATAATATAGGTATAAAAAAGTTATTCAAGTATTTTCAGTTCAAGGGATCTGGAGCCGCAGGAGTATTTAAGCTAGAAGTATTCTTTGACTTTGAGGTTACACCTTACAGCACATTTTATTTACAGAGTCTACCATCTAAGTGGGGAACAGTTGAGTGGGAATCTGCATACTGGGATTTCCCAGATGTAAACAAAGTATTGATACCTATGGTTGGCATGGGTAGAGCAGTTAAATTTTCTTTCACCGCAGATCATAAAACTGATTTAAGTATTGCGTTCTACGGTGTTAAATACGTACCTTCTGGACATAAGGCAAACGACTAATGGGAACATTATCTAGATTACACGACTTTGAGACTGACAGGGATGCGACACCTCCTGTACTTATCAGTGCTACCAAGATAGACGCTGAGTTAGATCAGCTAGTAACAGAATCAAACGCACAGGATGTTCGTCTTGATACGGCAGAAGCACCGGGACATGTAAGTACGGCAGACTTGGCTGCTGATGCTGTTGATGGAGACAAGTTAGCTGACAATGCAGTTGATTCGGAACATTATACGGACGGTAGTATTGACTTGATTCATCTATCTGCTGATTCTGTTGACGGGACTAAGTTAGCTGATAATGCAGTTGATTCGGAACATTACACCGATGGCAGTATTGATACGGCTCATCTAGCTAACGATGCGGTTGATGGGACAAAGATTGCCGATAACGCAATTGATTCTGAGCATTATACGGATGGAAGTATTGATACGGCTCATCTAGCTAATGATGCGGTTGATGGAACTAAGTTAGCTGATAATGCAGTTGACTCGGAACATTACACCGATGGCAGTATTGATTCAGTCCATCTATCTGCTGATTGTGTAGTTTCTGCAAAGGTTGAGAATGATTCGTTGATGAATGTTGATATAAATTCTTCAGCTGCTATAGATGCTACTAAGATCCATGATGGGAGTATAAGTAATACTGAATTTGGTTATCTTAATAATGCAGCTTCAAATATTCAAACTCAAATAGATAGTATTACCGCAGGTGTTGTGTCTACAGTTAATGATGATGATTTCCGTATTCGTGATGATGGTGATTCAAGTAAGCAAATTGCATTTCAAGCTTCTGGGGTATCTACTAGCACAACACGCACAATTACAATGCCAGATGAAGATGTTACGCTAGGAGAAGGTGGGGTTGTTTCAACGGCTGGTAAGTTTTTTTCTAACTATAATACAATTTCCAGTAATGTCACAACTACTACGACAACTACGGAAAATATGTTTCTGATGGGGCAGATGTCAGTTGCCGATACTTATACGTGGACAATCGCTGGTAACGGTGTATTAACTATTATTTAAAGGAGTAAATCATGGCTTCAACTATTTCAGTTGATAAAATCAAATCCACCAGCGGAGATACGTTCACGCTTCCAACCTCTGATGGATCAGCAGGGCAACTTTTAAAAACAGATGGTAGCGGTGTACTAAGTTTTGTAGCTGATACGGATACTGGAATATTATCAGTTGCAGCAGACACC